TCAAACAACCTTGCAAAGACCGTCATGAAAGGCGGCAAAGGTTTCTCTACCGCAGGGCTCGACAAAAAGGCTCGCATGATCCACATGGCGGCAAGTGCTCTCGGCGAGTTCGGCGAGGAATCCGCGTCCTATGCGATGTCGTCCTTCATGCAGCGATGCACTTACAACGAGGACGCACAATTCGATTTTGGCGAAATGATCGAAAGCGGCATGATGGGTGCTGTCATCGGCTTCATTGGCGCAGGCATGAACGCAGGCAGCTACAATGCATCGAACATCGTCGCAGAGCACATGAACGAACATGGCTACGATTCTGACTTCTTTGACATCATGCATGCATCTGTGCAGGTCGAGTCCATGTCGCAGAAGCAGTATGAACGGTACAGCGAGTCGAACGAATGGCTCACCTACGACGACTTCCAGTCCGTGCAGCGAGACCTCGTAAGCCACTCCCGTCAGCTTGAGTCCTCGAAGCAGAACTACGCAACTGCGCAAGAGAAGATCAACTCCGAAGTGCAGCTCAAGGTCGATGCTGTTGAGGCGATTCGTTCGCAGATTGCCGCCATTTACGATGGAACACAGCAGCTCACTCCCGACTCGGCAAAGGAGCTTGGCAAGCTGATGGAGGCACTGCGTGTCGCTGAGTCCGAGCTTGCGACCGAACGCGCACAGGCAGAGAACAAGCTGTCCGAGCTGCAGAGCGGATACAAGGAAACCACGGCACAGCACCGTGCAGCCATCGAGAAAGCGCAGGCAAAGCTCGACGCGCATAACGTTGCCCTCTACAATACCTTCCTCCCCGACATTGCTGCCATTCGCGGCATGTCCGCAGCACAGATCGAGCGCAGCAACGCAGAACGCAGGTTGCAGGATGTGTACACCAAGTTTGACACTGCATACCGTTCCGACACCTTCTACGAGGGAATGTTCGACGAGATGGATGCAGCATCCGACGACGCGGCTCTTGCCTATAGCAACCTCGCACAGGCAGATGCTGCACTCGCTGCAACCGCAGGAACGGCAGATCAAGTCCGCGCAAAGATTCGCCGTGTTCGCCAAAAGAATCGTCAAGCATACGAGGCTGGCATTGCGGAAGCACAGGCAGCACAGCAGGAGCAGACGCAAGCGGCAGAACAGACACAGGAACCACCAACGCAGCAGCCTACCGTCGAAGCCCCGCAGTATGTCGAACTTGACGACGATGCCATCACCCGCATCACGGAACTCGGCAACAAGCTCGGCAGAACTGTTGTTGTAGAGGATCTGCCCGATGGCGTAAATGGTCGTTATGATGGCGACGGAATCCTGCACATCAATCGCAAGCAGCTTTCTAACGGGGACAGTCCCGAACTCATCGTGTTCAAGCACGAGCTGACGCACTCGCTCGAAACGAGCAAGCGGTACTATAACAGTCTCGCAAGATTCGTCGAGCAGTACGCCAAAGACTCCTTTGTTGCAAGCGAACGCTTCCCGACCTTCGAGGATCAGTACAACGCGTTTGCAGAGGAAGTCCGCAAAGCACGTGCAGCACAGGGCGACAGCACCACCGACGAGATCATCAAGCACGAGTTTGTTGCATCGTTCGCAGAGGGTCATCTGTTCACGGATGAAGCCGCTATCAACGCTCTCGCCAAAACAAACGCAAACGTCGTATCGCGCATGCTGAACCAAGTGCGTTACTGGCTGCACCGCCTCGGCATTGGCACCACTGGCGACCGCGCAGCAGACGACCTCCGTCAAGTCGAGCGTCTGTATGCAATGGCTCTGCACAATGCAGGCGTGAAGCCGAGCAAGGATGTGCGGGAGTACATGATCGGGTCAACCCTTGGCGCGACTCGTGCAGCTGCCCTCGGGTACGACATCTACAAGTTCGATGGATCTGACGGATTTGAACGTTTTTACTTGTCAGACGAAGATGCCGACATCAATGTTAATTTGATTAAGAGCAGAAAAGGGATCAAAAAGACGGAGGTTGGGCATAAGCTATCAGATGTTCTCACTCATCCCACATTGTTCGCAATTTATCCAGAGTTGCAAAACGTCCGCGTTGTGTATGGATTCAACGAGGACAATCGAATCCACGGCGAGTTTGACGGAAAACTCAACATCATTTCTCTTAACGAGAACAGCAGTGTTTCCAGAGATGGTGTAAAGTTTATAGAGTCTTTCATGCACGAGCTTCAACATGCAGTGCAATACATCGAGAATCAAAAGGGAAACAGGATTGCAACAGGCGCAAACATTGATTACGCCAAAAACTATCTAAGCATCGAGGCTCTCAAGAAAACCGCATCCCTCGTTGCATCTGGCGAACTGTCAAAGGATGACGCAATTCACAAGGCCGCAGTAGACATTCGAAAAGTATTAGCTGACGACAATGCAGCACGCGCTGTCTACGAGGACGATCTCGGAGAAACCGAAGCGAGAACAACGGGTCGCGGATATGTCGATACGCTTCTTTATCCCGACCAAATTGACGCAGATTATCTTGCTGACGAAGCGGCATCTTTGCATTCGAAAATTCCCCCGTTTGTCATTGGAGAAAATTATGATGGCTCTGCCATCATTACTGACGCAATCGAAAAACTTGGTCTTGTAAGCCTTGACAATCTGCAAAAAAAAGCCGATAGTGGTGATATCAATGCAGACGAAAGGGTGATTCTTGATGCGGCAATTAAGTCCAGAAATCTTAGAGAGTCGCAGGTTAAGAGATCAGCAACGCCGCGAGGAGGAGCTGGAAGCGTTCAAAGCGATCTCGAGGATGACCGACGAGGAGCGGCTGGAACGGTACAATCAGTACAGGGAAATGGTTCATCAACCTCCGGTAACTATGGAGGAGTACAAGCGTCTTCAAGGGAGCATCGTGTTCTAAACACTTGGGACGGCTACTTCGCTTCGGACGCAGACGCATCCGAATACTCCACTGGCATCTCTTGGGACGACCTCGGCTCGCGCTACGGTGTACACGAACAGGGCATGCAACCGCGTGTTCGTGAAGCGAATGTTCCTCTGTCCACGGACGGAGACAACGCGACGAGCAAGGTGCTGCGTACATTTGGCGAATCTCCGCAACTGGACAGCCAGAACGTGCAGGATTTCCAAGACGCGATCATCGATGACGGGCTTGGAACCTACACACCGCAGACGAATGCAGAGTTGCAGGACAAAGCTACTGGCGGCATCATCAATGCAGGCGGCGTAGGCAAGGCACAGGAGCTTTTCAAGGCAAAGGTCTTGGCCGGCAAGATCAATGACCAGACCATTGCCGAGGGCATGCAGCTTCTCGCGGAAGCATCTGCGCGTGGCGACTGGAACGCTCAGCTCGACATCATCAGCAGCCTTTGCATTGCCGGTACCGAAAGCGGTCGCGCAGTACAGGCGTTCAGAATGCTCAAGAAGATGGGTGCCGCCGGCGCAGCGTATTACATGGAAAAGGTCGAGGAAAAGCTGAACGTGCAATATGCAGACGAGATCGCAAGCGGCAAAATGCAGCCGTTCCGCATCCCTCCCGAACTGATGAACAACCTCGCAAACGCCAAGAATACTTTTGAAATCGAAGCAGCCGAGGAAGAGATCAGCAAGTACTTTGGGCAGAACATGCCTCTGTCTTTCGGTCAAGCAATCCAGAACTGGCGGTACTTCGCTATGCTCGCAAACCCGACCACGCACATGCGAAACGTGGTTGGTAACGCGATGATGGCAGGGGCTCGCGGTGTCAAAAACGCCATCGCCGCAGGCATCGAGTCTGCAGTGGTGTCGCAGGAAAATCGCACTCACGCCGTATACAGCAAGTCCAAGCATAGCGCAGAGATTGCTCTTGCAGAGCAGGCGGCAAAAGACAACTGGAAGGATATCACCGCGTCTGGCGGTAAGTACGGCATCGATCAAGAGATCAGTAAGTACCAGCGCAAATCGAACGTAAAGTGGCTTGATAAAGCCATGAGCAAAAACTTCGATCTCATGGGAAAGGAAGACGAAATCTTCCTCCGCTCTGCCTACATCGATGCGTACACGCAGTACCTTGTTGCGCAAGGGATTGACCCCGCAAAGATCACGAAAGAACAGGCAGCTGAGGCGCACAACATCGCATTCAAGGAAGCGCATGCAGCGACCTTCCGCGATGCAAGTGCCCTGGCAACGTGGCTGAATCGAGTCCCGAATGGAGCGGCAAAGCTGTTCCTGCAAGGCGCACTCCCGTTCGTTAAGACCCCGATCAACGTCGCAAAGCGCGGTGTGGAGTATTCGCCTGCGGGTCTGATCCGCGGCGTACAGATGGCGGCCGACATCATGGCAAAAGGTGATGGCAGCAAGTACACCGTTTCTCAAGCTGTTGACCGCATTGCGACTGGAACCACGGGAACTGCTCTTGCAGCCATTGGCTTCTGGCTTGCAAAGGCTGGCATCCTTCGCGGCACTGGCGACGAAGACGAGGAGGTCGAAACCTTCCTCACCGCAACAGGCGACAAGAACTATTCGTTCAACTTTTCCTTTGGTGGCAAAGAATACGCCATGGATGCAAGCGGGCTTGCCCCCATCAACATTCCCCTGTTCTTGGGTGTAGCTACATACGAGGTCATGTCTCGTGACAGCGGAGAACGCGCATCGTTGTCCGACTTCACCGCCCTTGTCTCTGGCATTACAGACCCGATGATGGAGATGTCGTTCCTGTCTTCTCTGGATAGCACACTGTCTGCATACAACTCTGCGGACAGCGTAGGCGGTAGCCTTGGTGCTGTCGCGTGGAATGCAGCAAAGAGCTATGCAAGCCAGTTCCTGCCCTCGTTCGCTGCTCGCACTGCCGATCTCGTTGATCCTACGCAGCGTACCACAGCAGGCGACGCCACCTCTGCGGTAGGCACGGGCATGGATCAGTTCGGAAGGTCGCTTGTGAACAAAGTTCCTGCTGCAACCTTCGCACTCGAACCTAAGATCGATGTCAAGGGTCAAAAGAACATCTCTCGCGGCTTCGCGGACTTCGCTCTGGACTTCGCAAACGCTTACATTTTACCGGGCAAAATCACGGTTAAAAACCGTGACTCGGTAGATAGGGAGCTTGTGGAAATTGCAGCGAACACTGGCAACGCGAACTTCCTGCCCGAAGTAGCAACGAGAAAATACTTCACTTACAACAAGCAGAAGTACACCATGAACGCAAGCCAGTTCACGTCGTATCAGCGTGATCTCGGCGAGCAGGTGTACGCGGCTTTGAAGAAGGTCATGGCACGTCCCGATTGGGACAAGATGACCGACGGTGAAAAAGCGTCGCTCCTCGAAGACGCGAAGAGCGCAGCAGAAAAGTCTGTCAAGGAAAAGTACCTCGACATTCTCGGCGCATACGACAACTAAGCGCACAAAAATAAGCCCCCGTAACTGGGGGCTTTTTTCTTTTACAGCAATCCTCGTCTGATTGCCTGCTGCATGACGACAGCTGTAATGTCCGACAGCCAGTTGTAGAATGTGCGAACGCTGATCCCGCATTCGCTGCACAGCTGATCTCGTGCTTCATCGTTCAACGTCTTGCGACGCTGTGGCCTTGTCAAGCAGAAATACTTCTCCATGACGTATGCCTTGCCGCGTTCCGGCACTCGTCTGTACGCATGATCCTCCAAGTGTAGTTCTGCCCATGCGTCCTCGATGGCCTTAATCCAAGCCCTCTTGTACGCAATCTTGGGCGGTGGGTCTGCAAGCATAATCCCTCCACGCGCTGTCGGATCTGATTTGTACGACCCCCGTATGGAGTCCTCGCTCATCTTCCGCGTCTGATGCGACGCAGCTTCGATGAACTCCTCTACGGTTTGCTTATCGTTGTAGTATCCAAACAATCGCCCTCTCACAATTCGGATGCGATCATCGTACTGCATGGTGCTCCTCCGTGAGATATTTCTTCACGATGAGCTCCACTGCTTCTGCCCTGTTCTTAAACTCCCCTAACTCTACAAGCTCATCGACTTGTGCTGCCACTGTATCTGTCATCGGCACACGCTTTGCTGTGCGTTTCTTCTGCGGTGGTTTCTTCTTCGGCTTAATGCCGTAGAACATCAGAACGCCATCGGGGTAAATGTCCTGCGCCGTGCACTCAAGATGCAGCAGACACAGTTCCAAGTCTTCCCACGGGAGCAGCTGATATCCCGCAACTACTCGTGAGAATGTGCCTTTGTTGATGCCCAAACCTTCCGCAAAATGGGATTGCATCAATTTGCGTTTTGCGAGAATTTTTTTCCAGTTATTAGGAATCACTCAACCAACTCCTTTGCGTTCGTCGTAGGCGGTTGCAACCGCTTATAGATGCCGTCTGGCATATTCTGCCATGAGCAACGCTTCTGCCATCCCGTCGTGTTCCTTCCGGCACTTCTCGGTGCGGAGCAGATTCACCTGCGGGAATAAGCGTTTGCAGACATTGATGCTGTCCTGCTTGTCCTTCCCAAGATGGAACTCTTTCTTCCACACATGCGGCGGCACGAGCTGATACGGAATCTCACAAGTTCTCAGCACCCCCTCGATGAACCCTGCCGACTTGCCGAAGTTGAACATGGAGGTCACTCCCTGTTTCGGCATCGCACCGACTTTCTCGACTACGGCGATTGCCCTATCTCCGCAAGCCATAATGTCCCGCATTTGCTCAACGAACTCATCATCGTCCCACGGGATGACGGCAATGCTCTCGGAACACAGTAGCGCAATGCCGCCGTTCTTTCCGACATCGATGCCAATGTAGGTCGTCAGCATACCTTGCCTCCATGCCGATACGGACGATGCATGTTGTACTCCATCTTCTGCCGCATCACGCCGTCTACGTCCACGCCCATGTGAGCGAGGTAATCAAAGATGCGAATCACGCAATCGACCATTTCAACTGCCACACCTTCGGGCTTTCCACCCTCGCCGATCCACACCATGTCGTTTCCGTTTCGGTACTCTTCCAGAGCTTCCGACAGCTCCGAGTGGCACAGACACAGGACTTCGGGGAGCGCACGTTCCTGCTCCCACCAGCCATGTTCTACGGCGTTCTTGTGGATTTCCTTTGACAATCTGTTAAGCATTTTTCTTTCTCCTCCCGTGTTTTTTCTCAAGAATTCCTGTTCTTAGTTTTTCCTCGAACTTGGAGACCACCTGCTGTACCCTCGCAGGAGATATGCCGAGTTCTTTAGCAGCTTCACGCATCTTCCCGTGTTTTCTCCACACGGCAATAACGCGCTTTTGATTATCCGACATCGACGAAAGGGCGCGCTCATAATCTAACTTGGCAACAACGTGCCTCTCAATGTCTACCCGATCATCGGCCAGTGCACGACACATTTCCAACGAGTCGAGACCAAACCCGTCATACGACGAGACGTAGTATTGTTCGAGCTCGTCCTGCGACAAACGCTCAACAAAGTGCACAGGCAGGTGCAGCATGGATCTGTTCTCTCGCACATATTTGTACACCTCTGTCGCGATATACTTCACAGCAACGGTTGAGAACTTTAGCCCTCGGCTTTCGTCAAAGTCTCGAACCGCCTTGATGAGCCCAATGTATCCGACGGAAACAAGGTCTTCAAAGCCGAGTGCGAACGCTGCATCCCTAAACTTCTTGTTGACCACATAAGGGACGAGCTTCATGTTCTCCACGATCATTCGCTCCTCGTCCAAATGATCACCCCCGTTCGAACTGCGGACACTCCAACACAATGTACGATTCGTTTGCAGAAGCACCTCTCCCGTCGTTGAATCGCAACTCCTTCCGAATCGCTTTCCACCCTTTAACGGGTTCGAATCTTCTTGACCACGAGCAGCCTCTTGCCCCCGCTCTGTCCGGCACAGCGTTTGCACATTCCCAACAGATCGTTTTCGATGACATGGTTCCGGCAGTATACGCGCCTCTGTTCCATGCGGCCGATGCGTTCTTCCTGCTCGAATACAACCGCACTCTCCTGCTGCACTTTGTGCACTGTGCGACATAGCCGATCAACCTATTCGCCACATAAATTCTTTTCACCTCGGCTTCGCCGCCACACTTGCATGCGTTAAGGTTATCCATCGTTTCTCCTTTCTCAGTAGCCGCATCGTTCGCTTTCAAATCTCTCAATTTCCTTACAAATCAAGTCGAGAAAATCAATACACGCATCCGTCTCATCAATCCAACCACCGCGAATACTCGTTCCCCAATCGCCGAACATTCCGACAAGCAACATCCAAATGCAGTGCTCCTCAGAGTACCATACAATATCACGAGGCATCGAGTAGGTGGTATCGCACTTTTTGAGGTCATCCCGAATCTGCTTCAACCATTCATAGTGACCGTTGTACCAAACTATGTCGGCGAAAGCCTCTTGCATCTTGGTTTCAGCGGGCGCAGTGTACACCGTCGCAGCATGGGCTATTACCTCATCACGAATGCCACACACAACCCCCGCGGCAATGTTGCATTGAATCGACCCGTCGGCATAATAATCTTCAGCCATTTCATTCAGTTCTTCTTCGATTGCATCCGCATCAATCAGCCGCATTGTTTCTCCTTTCCGTCCATCTTCGCACCGCAGTTTGGGCAGTATCTGCTCTTGCTTTTTTTCTGTTCCCAATCGTAGTACCACGCAGAACCACCGCATATTGAGCAGATTTCATCTTCTGTCCACCGCCCATGCACCACGGGTTCAACATCGGCGGTCGGGGCGTTGTCGATGACCATCTTCAAGTAGTTCTTGCAGGCAGCCAACAGGGGTTTTCCGTTTCTTACACCCACAACAAATTCTCTTGCTTGCTCTTCATCTAACAGCTTATCCGCATCAATATATCTCGGCATCGTTATTCCTCCTGATCGCATACAAAATCATCAATGGCGTAAGCAATATCAAGCAGTAAATTGTGAACCTCCCATATTGCGCCGTCTGCATAATCGTCAGCAGCTTTGCGAAGTGCTGCTTCGATCTCCTTGTCTTTGAGTTCGCCGTTCTTATAAAATTGCATCGTTAGCTCCTTTCGGCGGTTCGGGAAGCGGCATCCAGTGGGTGATGTGCAAGAGTTGTTGGCCTTCATCCCAATCGTTAAAGGTATCTCACTCGCGGTCAATACTCCCTTCATGGTCGCCTCTGTAATACCCCACATCCGTATGGATGCCGATGTTCTTTTCGTGATTATACTTTTCATGCACCACTACAAGCACCGTCTCATATGGCACAGGCAACCTCTCCGATACGGGAATCCATTGCTGTACCGTCACACCGTTTGCGAGAAGGTGGTCGGCCTCGAATCCTCTGAAACACGCTCCTCCATTTTCAGCGTTTTCACGGCACTCATCACAATCTGTATTGGAACAACGGTTTGCGGAATTAAGGCTTGCCTCTGCTAATAACTCAATCAGCTTGTTTCTCATCTGAGACCTCCTTCACACCTCTATAATTAAATACAATCACTGCAGGCTCGGCTTTCTTCTGTGCTTTCGCGCCATCAAGGTATGCCGACCAGTAGCGAGCATCCTCGTACTTTTCGTTTCTGCAGGCTTCAGCATATTTCTTTTCAGCGTACTCTATGACGTTCACGCTTCCTCCTTGCACATCGTCGTGTACCGCAAATCTACGCACGTTACTTCCAACGGAGATTCGCCTTTGGCCTTGTACGGGCAATCCTTAACGTCGCACTTGCCTGTGCACACAATACCGTCCTTCATCTCTGATCTTCTCCGCTGTCATACACTGTGTTGCCACTCATGTCATAAATCTTGATGTAGTCCTTGCCTGCGATCTCGTAGAACGAGCACTTAACGCCGGATGCAGGTACAAGCCTGTAGCTGCGATCACCGTTCTTGGCGTGAATCCATGTACGCATCACATAGTCCGCGATCTCGTTGTTGCGCGGAGATCGGTTTGCATCGGGGTCATAGTCCATGAACTCGTTGCCCTGCAGCAGCACGTGTCGGATGTCATCCTCGAACACGCCGCTATCATCATCCACGCGGTTCTGCACAACCTCGCAAAACGCGACCTTCGTTTCCCATGTCGGGTTCATCGGCGTCACACTCCAAATCGCACGGGACAGGCAACGCGCATCTGCTTCGTCGTAGGCGTAGTGCGGCAGCTTTGCAGGATCGGGCGTTGGTGTCGGTACTGGCGTGGGAACGGGAATCGGAACAGGTGTCGGCGTAACGACAGGTACGATGTCCACGATCTCGATCTCGTCTGCGGAGGCTGCAGGCGCAGCCCCCACGAACAGAACCACAAGCGCAAAAAGCGCAATGAGCTTAGTTGAGAACCGTTTCATCTTCGGCCTCCTCGCCTTTTCCCTTGCAGTGCACCATGTGCATAAGTATCGCCATTCCGAGGGTTTCCGGTTCTACGTCGAAAATGTTGTTGAGCATTGCCGCAATTCCCATTGAGAGATCGCCGCCGGTGCAACCTCCCACCAAAACGGTCGAGCTTTCACCGTCTCCGAGCACGGATCCGATCAGCATCTTGCCATCGAGCACGTGTTCTTCTACTTCGGTCTTGCCGTCGTTGATGTTGATAATGATTTTCTGCATTTCATATTCCTCCTAAGTTTTTATAGCTTCCTGCCGCACTTCGGGCAGTATTTGATGGTGATGTAATCGTCCGCCCCCATGCCTTGGCGATCTTCGCCGTAGTAGCACAGGGTCTTGGACGGGATGTCGATGTGGAATCTGGACACGACCAGATCGTTGAAGTCTTCGCCGTTCATGTCATCGGGTGGCAGGACGACGCGCAAGCCGTCCTCGTTTCCGTCGCTCAGCTCCGTGCAGTACACGCAGCCTTTGCGTTTGAATAAGTCTCTGAGTTTCAAAGCGAACTCCCCTCCACACTGCCCAATGCAGCGGCTGTCCTTTGTGCCAACACGCCTGCAAACTGCCGAACACTCGGCGGCAGCAGCACTTCGGTTCTTGCTTTCGTTGTTCGAGCGTCCCACGACCGCATGAACTGTCCCCGAACAACGTCAACGTTTTGCGTGAGGCAGATGTCCTTGTACCACGACTTGTCCACGAAGGCGGCTACCTCCGGCGGCATAGTGGTCATCGCGTACTTCTTGAGGTTAATGCCATACTGGCGCACTGCTCTGTGTACACAATCCCATGCCTCGTCTGCCGTGATCGAAAGCTGCGGCTGTGTCAAGGACACGGCGGCCTTGCGGATGTCCGATATCTTCGGCGGGAACGGGCTTGTTGCCACATGCACCTTGATCGCCGATACCGCGAGATCGAAAGGAATGTCTGCAAGCATTTCCGTCCATGCATCCACCATCGTCCTGTCTGCCTCTGCGAACTTCTCGGTCTTGTCGCACAGAGCGACGATGATGCTGAACATCTTGATCGTCTCATGGGCTTTCATTCGGACACCTCCGCGTAAAGTCTCTTGAGGTTTGCGTATCGATCTTGCGGTTCTGGTTGAACCTCGACCCCGACTTCATCCTCCCACCGTCCTTGGTTCAGCCATGTAGTCGGGAGAGGGATGAACTGCCCTCGGTTCTTCTGCCACTGCTCGCTTTTCTTCTGCTGTTCGATGGCAGCAAGCATCTTGTCAAGCAATTCCTGCGATGGGTTTCTCTTGGCGAAAGCCTTGCGAGCTGCGTCCTTTCCCGTCTTCCGTGGATACGCTTTCCAGAAAACCTCGAACCGCTCCCCCCACTTGGGGGGACTATAGGGGGGTATATCTTTGTCTTTGTCTTTGTCTTTGTCTTTGTCTTGGCACGATTCGTTACGATTCGTAACGTTTCGTAACGATTGGTAACGATTCGTAGCTACTTCTTTATTCACAGCGCAGCGTCTGTCGTAGTTCTCTGTCTGCCTGTCTATATCCGACTTTACTGATGCCCACAGAAATCGCTCGTTGCCACGGAGTTCGGGGGTATCCCCTCGCTCGGCATATTTCAGCATTGCGGTGAAAAGCCTCCCGCGCTCCGCGTCACTGAGCATTTCCATTTTGTCCGCAAAGTCCGTAAAGACTTTGAGATATTTCATCACTGCACCGCCTTACAGGAACGGGCAATCGTCTTCGGTGATATCCGAGAAAGCGTCTGCTGCGGGGGCTGCTGTCTGCTGACCGATAGACATCTTCAACGCGAAATCGAGACCCAAATCCTCATAGGTCTTGCCGTTGTACTCTCGGCTCTGCATCGTTCCCGCAACGAGAACGCGGTCGCCCTTGCGGAATTTGGCACACTCGTCACCAAGCTCGTACCACGCGACCGCCGTGATGAGAGGCTCTTCCCTTGTCTCAGCGATCACGAGGGTTGTCTTGCACCACCCCTTAGAACCGACCTTCTTTGTTTCGGGGTCTTTGATCAGCCGCCCCGCGACGATCATCGATCCATTTCTTCCTTGCAGTTTCATTCCTTGTCCACCTCCATGTTAATGACGATTGTCTTCTTCTCTTCTTCCTCGTAGCCACGCGCATCGCGAACCTCGTCCGCGGTCTGCAAGCCCATGAGAGCGTGGGGGCAGTGGACACGGGCAAAGAATGCGGCGGCTCTGTACTGCAACATCTGTTCGGGCATCGTCTGCCACTTGCTACCCTTCTTGTCGAGCCATCCTTCTGCCTTGGCAAGCTGCATGTCTACGACTGTGCCGGTAAGAATCTCGCCGTCCGCAAGGCGCGTTGCCTGTACATAGCAGCCCCAGTTGGGAGTACCGCGCTCGCCAACAAATACAAACTTGAGAGGGCTGAACAGCCGCGTTCCGTTGATGAGCGAGATACATGCCTGTCCGCTCCATGCAGGCTTGCCCTGTACGATGTATAGGTTCTGCATCACGATCATGGGGCTAACACCCATGCGGTTCGCAAGCTCGCAAGCGACAAAGCAGTTGTCCCTGTTCCCCCTGTATGTGTCGGGGACGATTGCGCTGTTCGAGTACATCGTTGACATCTTCACAAGCGCATTGAGCGTTCTTGCATCCGTGAGCTGACTGTTGAACTCTGCAACAGCCGTGTCATTCTGCGGACTTACTGCCATTTGGTTCTGTTCCATCTTCTACCTCCTTCTTCTTTCTCGGTTTCTTTTTGAGAGCATTGTGCAGCGTGAGTGCTGCCAAGAATGTTGATGTGTTCTGTTCGAGGATGCGGAAGCGGTATGTTCCGTCCTTCTTGAGTTGAAGCACTGCGACCTCGTCCACTGGCTTCCCATTTGCACAAGACATGAGTGCGTAAGCATTGACCTGTGCGGTCACGAGCGGAGTCTCGATCTTGCTTGTGGACTTGATGTCCACTACCGTGCGCTTGCCGTCGATGATGCCGACGCGGTCGAGCGTTCCTGCATACATCAATTCGGGATGGTACATCGCGTGTTCGATCTTCTCCCAATGCGGCTTGTGGTCGCGTAGGAACTGGATGTACGCCCGAATGTAAGGCTCGATGTCCTCGGTGACTTCGCAGCTTCCGAATCGGTCGATCTGCTCGGTAGCCTTGTGGATTCGTGTGCCTCTGTCTGCTGCATTGTTCAGCTGATACTGCGTTGCGCTGTCGTAGATTTCTCTGGACATGAAGCGCAGGACTTCGGACACAGACGGGATCGGTTCGCCATCCACTTGGTACTGATGGTCTTTGTCAAAGAAGATGAGCTTTGCCATCAGATAACGCCTCCTTCTATCTCGTAATACTCGGCGAACTCTGCGTACTCGTCTTCAGCAAGCGCGGCTTTGAGCGCGGCTATTGCCTTGTCCCGAATCTTTGTCATGCACTCGATACACACGCCGCCCGTCATTGTCATGTCATCGAGCGGCTTGACCTCGTTGCACATCGGGCATTCTTCGGCATCGATGTAATCATCGCTGCCGCAGGACGGGCATGTGTACTCGGTGAATCCTTCGTCGGGGAACTCTGTGACAACGACCTCGTCATGCTCAAAGATGCTGCCGCAGTCCAGACACTTGTGATACTCGCTCATGCTCATGCCTTTCTCCTCCGATGGAATTCTCTTCTGTCATCCTCGTCCGTATCGTAGGGACGTTGTCTCGGCTGTGCTTTGCCATCGGGGATGACGGTTACGGTCTCAAGCCAGTTCTCGAAGTCCTTAACATGCACAAGGATGCGGCCTTGGCCGAGTTTCATGTGCGGGATCTGCGCTCGGATGATACCCCGCGCAGTGCTCACGGCCACTCCCGTAATCTCCGCGATCTCAGCGGGCGTTAGGTACACTGTTGCCATTCGCACACGCCTCCTCGAACGAATTCAGATCGGAACTTGTGAACAGGTATGCCCGACCGAACAACTGCCCGTGCAGCTTCCCCTCGCGCATCCACCTGTACACAGTGCAACGAGCGACGCGGTAGATCTCCGCGACCTCGTCGGTTGTGTATCTCTTTTCTCCCATGTCGTGCCTCCTGTGATATACTTTTTTTGAAAGGTTGGTGTTTGTTTGGATAAAGAAATCAAATTGTTACTCTTCCTTGAGAAGAACGGTGCTGTCCTCTGCGAAGACCTTCTCGCAAAATTCAGCGGGGAAGACTACGATGACGCCCTTGAAATCCTTATGGCTGAGGGATACGTCACGCGCACCGGCTGCTTCGAGTGCTCGCCCTATGACGGAAGTCGGTGGGATTCTAAAGCAACCCTTACCCCACACGGGCGAAGACGGATTAACGAATACCGTCGGGACAGGCGCAGACGCAATCTTGAGATATTCATTGCGGTCGCAGGCTTCGTTGGGACAGTGGTCACAGCCGTGGGCTTTTTCTTCAAGTGAGGCCTCGGTGTCAAAGATGCGAATCTTTGTGGCTACCGTCCAATGTCCTGTCGTGCCGAAGGGCTTCACGATGAAAGGTGAAACCTTAACGATATCGGCTGCGAGCTTCCATGCTACGCGCCACTTTGCAATGCTCAAGTGCACACCCTTGGGCTCACGTCTTGTTTCCAGATAAGAACCGATTCTCATGCCGCTCTCCCTACCGCCTTGTATCTTTTTAAGATACTTTCGGGTCAAAAAAAACAGCAACCAACTCGCGACCCGACATAGAGTATCGCTTTGCAATGAACTCGATCTCCGTCTGAGTGAACTCCGCGCCCTCTCGTTCGTTAATCTTTGCGTTCAATCTGCTTAAGCTGATGCCCATTGCCGAAGCAAGGGATTGCTGCGTGTCTCCGAATCGTTTCATGTGCGATTCAAAAAGGTTCTTGTTCATTCCGCACCTCGTATCTTTTTAAGATACACTTAGTATACAGCCACCGTTGTCAACTGTCAAGATATTTTTTCTTGATTTTTTCAAAATATGTGGTATTATTAAGATACCGAAGGGGTGATACGAGGAATGACAACAGGCGAAAAAATTAAGGCTCTTCGATTAGAAAAAGGGATGACTCAAGAAGAGCTTGGAGATAAGCTCGGAGTGAAGAAAGCCGCTGTGCATAAATGGGAAACAGGGCTCGTTGTAAATATTAAAAGGTCTACACTTGCAAAACTGTGCGCGGTACTTGATACAACACCAGACTATTTAATGGGATACAAGCAACAAGAAGAACCGCAGGCCGATCCTCTGGCCGAACAGTTCACAGATATGTTCATGCGCTTATCGGCAGAGCAGCGTCTTGAGATTGTAAGCACGATGCTTCGGATGATTGGTTGAGCATCTCTGCCATGCGGGACAGGATGAGTTCTTTCTCTTCAATAGTAAGAAGAGAGAACAGCATCGAAGCGAATTCCATATCATTACCCATAATCTACACCCCTTCAAATCGAACGATTGTTCGTATAGATTCTACACCAGTAAGATTATTTCGTCAACTTTTCGGAGTCCTGCTTAATGGACTCGGATTGTAGTATCATGTGCGCAAGCAGTTCCATGCGCTCGTCGGGTGTATGATCTACAAACAGCTTCAATATTTCGGGTTCGAGGATCGCAAGCTCTGCATCCGAGATACCGCTCATGTCTATGACCTCCGCGATTTGATAGCAAAATTATAGTTTGGCCACCTAAAAAATTACAAGATTCTTATAAGAGAAAACATATTTTTATTGAGGAGATGACCAATGGAACGAATTTATGCTGCACGAATCAAGATTCTCAAAACAGCAAGTGGACTCTCAACGCAGGAAATCATAGATAAGTCGGGCGTATCGAAGTCTACCGTGAACAGATTCCTCGCAGGAGACATCGACAATATGGCTGTGAGTTATGTCCGAGCCTGCCTTAACGCTATGGATTGCGACATGAGCGACCTGTTTGTAGGTACGCTCGAAGGATGCCAAGCGCATTTGGTATCGGATAAGGCACTGGCTCTTGCGGAGAAGACAATCGAAATGCTGACAAGAAACAATAAGCGCATGATGCTTTTCTGCATGGGTCTGTCCGCTGTTATCTGCACGGTGCTGCTCATCGACCTGCTCGTGCCGAATGTTGGTTGGGTTAGATACGCAATCGAGCAGATGCGCTCGATATCGGTTTGGAGGCTATGATGGCAAAGAAAAGAACGGATGGAAGATACACGGCAACGCTCGTTGTAGGGACGGGCGCAGACGGGAAGCCGATACGCAAGTTCTTCTATGGCTCTACGGCAACGGAGGCGAAGAGAAAGCGCGCAGAGTATGTGCGCACACATCCGGTGGGATCGACGCTCGACCACACAGAAGACACCCTCGCGGAGTGGTGCGATTATTGGTATCCGCTCTTCAACACGGGGCTCGCACAGCGCACAATGAAAACACGCGATCTCGCGAAGAGACAGATCATGGGCTTTCAGATCAACGGCGACAGCTTCGGGAATCTGCCCCTCTCGTCGGTCAAGGCGTCGCATATACGCACCTATCTGAACAGCCTTGCGGGGAAAGACAAGAGCACGATTAGCCTGCACAGCAACATGCTCCTGCGAATGTTCAACGCAGCTTTGGCAGACGGTCTCATCGTTGCGAATCCATGTGCAGGCGTAGAAACACCAAAGCCGCGCAAGCGCGAAGGCCACAGGCTTCTTGAACAGTGGGAGCAGGATCTCATTACAAAGGCTTATCCGTATCATAGGTCTGGTTTGTGGGCTATGATAATGATGTACGCAGGTCTGCGCAAGGAGGAAATGGCTGCGCTAAAGTGGTCAGATATAGACATGGATGCGCGGACGCTGACGGTTCAGCGGGCTTCTGAAATGAACAGCAAGGGCGACATGAAAGAACCGAAGACGGATGCAGGATTCCGCACAATACCGCTTGTGCCGCCGCTGTATAAGGCTCTGGACGCAGTCCCTGCACACAATAGATGCGGGTATGTCTGCACAAACGCGAACGGCGGGACGCTCACGCTGACATCGTACAGGCAGGCATGGTACAGCTTCATGCTCGTCTGCCTGCGAGTGCTAAACGATATCAAACCATACGATCAAACGGTAGGATGGAGGCGAGGCAAAGAGGAGGAGCTGCAGCCGTTCTCTTGTACGGCGCACGATCTCAGATACACCTACGCTACGATCCTATACGACGCAGGTGTAGACGTGCAGACGGCAGCGTACCTGCTTGGCCACTCGGACGTAACCGTGACCATGAAAATATACACGCAGCTTTCTGAGAAAACGAAGGCCACGAGCACGGACAAACTGATGTCCTTTTTTTCGGGCTGAGTTGACTACATTTTTGACTACATCGCACACGCATTTCCACCTGCATAATGCACACTGTTGCACACTCACGATACCGAGAAAAAGCCCTAAATTAGGGCATTTAGCAACACAATGCACAGTATTGCATACTATTGCAGCACTTCTCTCACATCGAAGAGGTCGGGGGTTCGAGCCCCTCCATCCCCACCACCTAAAAAAGCCCCAAATTCGGGGCTTTTTTCATGCCTGCGGCTTGTGCATAGCCGCCTTTTTTATGCAAAAATGAGCGTTTGAC